TCCCGAATACTATAAGTAACTATCTGCCCCATACCTTTCATCTTACCAAACCGGGGGAAGTTTAAAAGTATCGCAAAGCTACTAAACAGTTGAAGCCCTTCAGTAAACGCTGAATAGATCGCTAAGTTTTTAGCAATAGATTCTTTGTTATTTATTTTTAATGGAGAGCTACTTATGTATTCATGCTTGTCAGCCATAGCCTCATACTCAGCAAATGCCTTATACTCAATCTCAGGCATCCCTACAGTATCTAACAGTAGACTATAAGCGTGTTGATGTATTGACTCCATGTTAGCAAACGAAGACATCATCATCCTAGACTCAGGCTTTTTAAATACCCTCATGTATCTATCTATATATCCTGATGCTACATCTACATCTGATTGTGTAAACAATCTAAATATTTGTGTAAGTAAATTCTTTTCCGTGTCATCCATCTCTTGCCAATCTTTCACATCATTGTGAAGCGGAACATCTTCTGGCAACCATATCATTTGATTTTGCTGAACGTAATAATCAAACATCCACGGATGATCAAAAGGTTTATAGTAATCTCTAGTTCCTAATAAGCTCATCTATCTCATACTCCCAATAGTCTATTATCATACCTTTAGGTATAACCATTATTGCATTAACGTACTCTTTGTCTTTGTCATTGTGGTACATATCGGTAGCTAATATCAATTCATTTTCATTATCAGATACTAACCATCCAACAGTAGAACGAGACACAGCTTTTAATTTTTTAGCTTCAGATATTAAAACATCTTCAGTATCAATCCAAGCATCATCCCATTTTACTTCCACAATTTTACCCTTCACAACTTAGACACCCCTCTTCTTCTAAATTAATTTTAGGAATTTTTATATTAACATTCTCTGTATTACGAGCCGCATTAGAGCGCAAGTAATATAAAGATTTAAGTTTATGTATTCCCGCCCAGTGTACATCATTTAGATACTGCAAGAAAACATCATGGGTTTCTTGATCAGCTTCTATTGATGGGGTTTTAAAAAATAAGTTTACGCTTTGACTTTGGCAAACATATTTTTGTCTCATAGCAGCGTGTTCTATTATCCATATCTGATTTATTTCAGGAGCAGTTTTAAACATTTCTTTTTGTGCATCAGATAATATATCTAAGTGTTGTACTGATCCTTCATGTGCTGCTATATCTTTCCATATCTCATCACGTTTCTTTTTACTAGGTACAAGCTCAAGTAAAAGATCGTCTAAGTATTTGTTCTTAACTTTAAAGCTGCCTGTTAAAGTCTTGTGTGTGTATACATTAGCCCTGTTAGGTTCTATAGAGGGGCTAGTACCGCCACATATAATAGAGCTAGAAGCATTAGGAGCTATAGCAAGAAGGTGTGCGTTACGTTTACCACTACCCTTCATGTCAGGAGCTTCTCCTCGTTCTTCTGCAAGTTTTCTAGTGGTAGCAGAAGCTCTATCTTTTATATAAGAAAACGCTTTGTTATTAAAAGAAGATGCGTACATACTTTCAAAAGCTATATTGTTCTTTTGTAAGTAACTGTGAAATCCCATTGCTCCAAGTCCCACAGACCTTTCACGCATAGCAGAGTAAGCTGCTTTACTGTAACCATTTTGTCCTGCAACGCCATCAATAAAGTTTTGAAGTACATTATCTAACATAGTTATAAGATCAGGAATAAAGGTATCTACTTTAGACCACTCATCAAAATGCTCTAGGTTAACACTAGACAAACAACAGACAGCAGTTCTTTCTTCATTGGTAGGTAAAGTTATTTCAGAACACAAGTTACTCTGTTTAATTTCTAATCCTAGTTTCTTTTGTTCTTCTGGTAGAGCAGCATTACAATTATCTATATTAATTAAGTAAGGCTCTCCAGTTTCCATACGAGTCTGTAGTATTTGAAACCATAAGTTTCTGGCAGATACTATCTTAACTGCGGTATTAGTCTTAGGGTCTATTAGTCTCCACTCAGAATCTTTTTCTACTGCATCTAAAAATTCTTTAGATATATTAACAGCGTTGTGTAAGTTTAAACATTTTCTATTTAAATCGCCGCCAGTAGTTTTTCTCATGTTTATAAATTCTTCTATCTCAGGATGAGATATATTCATATAAGCAGCATAGCTTCCTCTTCTTGTAACACCTTGATTAAAGGCTAACATCTGAGAATCTACAACGTGCATAAAAGGTATTGATCCAGTAGACCTACTACCGTTAGAAGTGTCCACACCATTGCTGCGAATATCACCCCAATATCCACCGATGCCTCCACCTCCACTTGCAAGCCATATGTTCTCATCATAGTGAACAGAAAGACCATCCCTTGAATCAGGTACATAATTAAGAAAGCAACTGATAGGTAAACCGCGAGAGGTTCCCCCGTTAGAAAGTATAGGAGTGCTGAAACTGAACCAAAGATTACTAGCGTACTCGTAAAGTCTCTGTCCAAGATCAAAGTCAGTATTCCCCATATAAGTTCCACCAAAAATACTGGCACGAGCAAAAGCCTCTTGAGCATGAGTTTCTCCTTCCCATAAGTATCTATCTCTTATGGTTTCTTTTGTAAAAGTATTTAATAAATCTTCCTTGCCGTAATCTATCCTTATCCCTAAGTATGGCTGAACTCCAATCTTCTCAGTCATTTGATTTCTTCTCCTTCTTTTTTATAGGTTGCTTCTTAGGTTTAGGTTTTATTGAGTTCTTTTTTCTGTTGTACCTTTCGGTTCTTTCAGCTTTCCGATCCCACATCTTCGTTTACCTTTTCTATAAGTTTGTCTAAATACCAACGAGCTTTACGCAAGTCTTTAATATTATCTTTGTATTTAAATCGCCAAACATATTTTAATACATTGCCTCTGAGGTAGCCTTCAAATTCTTCCTGAGTAGAAGCTGCTTCTATTGCTTCAATACATTCAACCTTACCATTGTTATAATGAGTAGGATGATTTACTTCATCATTTGTTTGACTATTCCAAAGGTCAACAAGAAAAGATTTTCCTTCATCTTTTTTTGTTGTTTGTGAGTTCATATTAACTTCATTCCATTCTTGAGGTGTTGCATCATCAATACTCATAGTGTCTCCTATTCACTTTCAATATTTAAAGTATTATCTTTACGATAGTTTATGTCTATCCATTTATCAGGTAATGAGTCTTCACTATACCAATCAAATCCATTTGCGGAAGCCCATTCACCATGACTTCTTTTAGTACCATCCTTTCTTCTTTTAGCCTGTGGCATTGGAGCAGAAGGATTGGCAAACAAAAATACTAATGAAGTATTGGGCGGTAAAGCCTTTTTAATCCATATGTATTTACTGTATTCTGCAAAGTCCCAGAACCTACCTTTAGCTTCTAAAAGAATTATTTGATTACCCATAATTCTAACAAAGTCAGGTTCGTAAACGTGTTCAATTATATATGATACTTGTTTAGTATGATGATCCCATTGTTTAAGAAGGCCGTTATGAAGTTCATGTTCCCAATTAGAATCATAACTAGGAGGAACATTCTTTTCTTTAGGCCGTTTAACTCTAGGCTTTCTAAATCCTTTGCGTATTCTTTTTTTGGTCAATGTCCTTTAACCTCACTTTGTCAACGTCCATATTAGTTTTCTTTACTAAAGCTTTGATTCTCTTAACAGTCCACTTAAAAGAGTAAGCACTTAATCTCATTTGTTTGTTAGCAAAGATGTGTGTTTGATGTGATAGGTACGAAAGTATATTACGTTCGTTTATATCTTTAGATTGTTCTTCAGATACTAAAGTCTTAAACCACTCTACTAGTACAACTTTAGATTGTTTCCGTATCTTCTTGCAAGTTTTTAAATTCATGGTCTAGCTCCTGTACTTTAGGTTCTACTACAACTTTAGTAAGAAAAGCGTAGCCTTTAGAATACTGAAAGATTCTTAAACCTTTACCATTATTAGAATCTTTATAGCACTCAAACTTATGTGGACACCAAGCACAGTTTTTGTTTAGCTTTTCATTACCTTTAACTCCATCAAGCACAGTACTATAACAATACTCTGCCGGAGGATTTGAATCCTTTAATGCTTTATTTATAGATTTAATTTTATTTCTTATGTTTGGTTTATCTAAATCTTCTGGTTGATAGAAACAAAGCTCACCGTTCTCTTTATTAATAACAAGAAGACCACCATTACTTGTACCCTCTGACTCCTCATAACCTGCAAGCTGTCCTAGATAACCGAAAGGATCATCATCTCTTAGTGTTCCGTTTTTAAATTTATTAAATGCAAAGCCTGATGCAGTTTTAATATCAACTACTTCATCATCTATTATACAATCTATATGTCCTGATACGCCATCAACAACAACTTCTTTTTGTTCCCCTGTTAAATCGTGACCAGATATAATTACAAATAATTTAACTAACTCTTCTAGCATATGCCCGTAAAGAAATTTAATCTGTGTTTGAGCATTAGGTTTAGAATCAGAGTGTGTATTTTTATATTTATTATCAAACCATAAACGTCTAACAGGCTTACCAACATTAGACATTCTAATATTAAAGTTAGAATCTCTGTAAGTTGGGTTAGCCCAAGATCGAAGCGCAGCTTCCATAGCTTTGCCAAATACTTCTATTTGGTATTCAGATATATTTATAGCTTCACCATCTGATAAAGGTTCTATAGTTTCGTATATGTCTTGAACTAAGTCATCCATTTTTTATGCCTCACAAATCTACACTTGCGACTTTTTGAATTGTAATGTAAGTATTGCACATTTAATTTTTTCTGTATATCTGTTTTACCTGAAAGCCTAGTATCTTTATAGGACTTAACATCTATTAAAGTTATCT